CGAAGCGACTTCTCGGGACGCGGCTGCTAACTACGCGCTCTATTCCCCCCGTGTCCACACCACGCTCTACCTTGTTAATACGGTTGGATATATTGGTAAATTGGAATTTGGCGGGTATGATTTTGACAACGAACGCCGAGTCAAAACGCTACCCTCTGGGTTCTCTTTCCAAGCCCCTTATGGCATGATGCGCGTTAATGCCAAGGCGTGGCCTTCTCTCGTCTCCAATGCGGCCCGCGTGGCTAGGACAGTTCGATGAGTTTGAAGTCAATCCGTAACGCCCTGAACGCGCGTCTCAACAGCCTTTCTTCGCTTCCTAGTGTGGCGTGGGAGAACGTATCTTTTACGCCCAAGACTACGGAAATCCATTTGCGGGTGAACTTCTTACCAGCACCGACGCGCCCCGCCGCCAACCACAGGAGCGCCATGGATTTCGAGAGCGGCGTCTATCAGGTTGATGTTTATGCGCCCCAAGACCAAGGCCCCAATCCGGCTTCTGACTTGGCGGAGAGGATCAGGTCGCATTTCTATCGCGGCCTTGTCCTGACAAGCGACTCTATTTCAGTCAACATCGAAGCCACGCCGAGCATGGCGTCGAATGACCGAGAAGGCCCGTTCTGGCGCATTCGATTGACTGTTCCTTGGTTCTCCTACGTCCCGACTTAACAACGCATTGACTTGCTAGGAACCATTCAATTATACGTGCAAAGGTATATATTTTTTAGCGGCAACGCATTTTTGCCGCCCTAAGTTCTCAGGAGAACAATATGAGCGGTTCAATTGCAGTGGGTTCACTTACTGAACTTGGGTATATTGCTGAAGTAACTTTCGGCACTACCCCGGTCAGTTCTGCTTTTCAGCGAATCCGCGATGTGTCTTTTTCTGTCAACCTTCAGAAGGAAGCATATCAGTCGGAGGAGCGTCGCTCTGACCGTCAGCGCCAAGACGTGCGCCACGGATATCGCTCCGTCACTGGCGACATTACTGGTGAGCTTTCGCAGCAGTCTTGGGATGACTTCATCCAGGCTATCATGGGTGGCACTTGGGCAACCGGCGCTTCGGCTCCTTTCACCAGCGTCGCTTCCAACTCCGCCACCAACCGCATCACGGTGGGCTCTGCCAACTTCCCGACAGCCGGGATTCGAGTTGGCGACGTTTTTTCGGTCAGCGCAACTCCTGCACTTGCCGGTTTGACTGATCGCTTCTTCACCGCACTGAGCGTCGGGGTGTCTACCATCGAGGTTGAGCCCGGCACTATCGGCACTACGGTTACTGCTTCTGCGACTATTGCGGTTGCTGGCCGCAAGATCGCCATTGGCAACACCTACCGTTCTTTCACCATTGAGCGTTGGTTGACCGACCGAAACCTATACCAGCAGTTCCGTGGCGTCCGTATGAACCAGATGACCATTTCCATCCCGGCTTCTGGCCTAGTAACGGTGACGTTCAGCGTTATCGGGCAAGACGGCACAGGGTTCTCCTCTACTTCTGCGGCCTCTACCTATACCGCTTCGCCGCTGACCACTCCTTTTGCTGCTGTCAACGGAGAGGTATATGAAGGTGGCGTTGTTCTTGGCCTTGTCACCGCTGCTGAGTTGACCGTCAACAACAACATGGCGGGGCCTCAAGTCGTCGGCACCAACGTGACGCCTGACCTTCTTTTTGGTCGATTTGCTGACGTAAGCGGCACAATCACCGTTTTGTTCACCAATGCAGACATGCACAACAAGTTCGTGAACGAGACGGAATCAACACTTATTCTGCGGCTTCAGAATAAGGATTTGCTCGACAGCACAACTGAGTTTGTGACCCTCGTTCTGCCCCGTATCAAATATAGCGGTGGCGATGTGGATGACAGCCCCGACACAGGCATCACCGTGACCATGCCTTTCGTGGCGCTGAAGCCACTTGCTGCCAACGTTGTGCAGGGCACTTCGTCTATCTCTATCCAGCGCGGCAATGCCGCCTAATGTGGGTTGTGTCAATGGCAAAGGGGCAACCCTTTGCCATTGAGGCGCTAGACACATGAGTAAATATATCTACTCTTTCCATCGCTTTGACGATAGAGATGCTTTTCTTCAAACATGCCTCGACGCAGGTTTTCAATTCTATGAAGGCGTCCCTTGCCCAAATGAAGCCGACGCTATTGACGACATCGGCACTCTAATCGACCAAGAGAGTGAAGACGCCCTTCCTATTGTTCTACCGGGATACCATGTTAACATGGCTTGGAAGAACGAGATGAACCCTGTATTTGCGGCTTCGGAAGTCTCCCCGCAAAATCCACGCAGGCTTTGGTTTTAACTTATTCAGTGATGGGGTGAAAAAGCGAGGCGATGAGCGGTAGTATCGCAACAGGCTCGCTTGCCGAATACAGTTATGTCGCGGAAAGCGTCTTTGGCTCTACGCCTGTAGGCCAACCGTTTAAGCGTATCCGCGATGTAAATCTTAACGTCAACCTACAAAAGGAAATCAGGCAACCAGACGCACGGCTCTCATCTCGCGTGCGGCAAAATTTATTTCACGGATATAAAAGTGTATCTGGTGACATTTTAGGCGAAATTTCAGAGCAGTCTTGGGACGATCTGCTTGAGGCAGCTATTGGGGGGACGTGGGCGACCGCGGCCCCTATTGCGAGTGCGTTTACGGCGAGTGTTGATGCAACGAACAACCGCATCACTTGCGCCACTGCGGGATATAACCTGATATCTAATGGTTTCAGAGAAGGCGAGATTTTCTATCTTACCTCCCCAAACGGACCAGTGGCAGGTATAACAGGCGTGTACCTTACCGCAGTCAGCGTTTCTTCTTCGACAATCAAAGTGGAGCCAGGAGCCCTTACCTCTACTTCTTCAAGTGTGGCTGTCAATCGCGTATATGAAGTAGGGCGCAAGGCATCTCTTGAAGGCGCGTATCATTCCTTTACTATTGAACGTTGGCTTTCAGACCTCAATCTCTACCAGCAGTTCAGGGGTATCCGAGTTAATCAAACCACGTTCTCTGTGCCCGCTTCTGGCCTCGCTACTCTTTCTTTTAATCTCATAGGCCGAGACGCTTCTTCTTTTTCCTCTACAAGCGCCATATACGCGGGAATCCGCGTTACAGAAAGCGGGGATATAAGGGTAGGTGAGAGCGGTGATTTTCGTATCACCGAAAACTATCCACCACCCGATACCGAACAAACAACGCCTTACACCGCTATAAATGGCACGCTCTTTGAAGGCAGCAATGCCCTTGGCTTGGTCACTGCGGCTGAAATTTCGATCAACAACAGCATGTTGGCGCCGCAGACGGTAGGTTCCGAAACTGTATCCAATATCTTCTTCGGACGATTTGTAGAAGTAACAGGGCAGATTAGCGTTCTTTTTTCAAGTTCATCCGCTTTCGATAAGTTTATCCAAGAGACAGAATCCAAACTTATACTGCAATTGCAGAATACACAGGCCCTAGACGCGGATACAAAATTCATAAGCATCGTCATCCCGCGTCTAAAATATTCTGGTGGAGAAGTAGATACTTCTTCGGATAGCGGGGTTACTGTCTCACTCCCCTTTGTGGCGTTGACACCACTTGCGGCAAATCCGCAACAAGGCACAGCGCCTATTTATATCCAAGCAAGCAACTTAGTCCCTAGGACGCAGACTTTTAGTTTTCTAACTGGCGTGCCTTCAGGATGGACCTACAGCCGCGCCAGCAACGCTACATATTTCAATAGTTCAGGCGTTTTGACTGTTGCGAGTGCTGACGTTGCGAGGGTTGACTACGACCCAAGCAGCCTATCCCTGCGTGGTATAGCGCTAGAACCGTCCCGCACAAATTGGGTTCGCAACAATATTGCTAGCGCCACCGTGGCAGGAACGCCGGGGACACTACCTACGACTTGGAGCGGAGGCACAACTTCAAGCGTAACTCGGCAAATCGTGGGGACCGGGACAGAAGACGGTATCGAATATATTGATATAAGGTGGGCGGGAAACGGCGGAGAATCTGCATTTGAATTAGTCCTAGACGGAGGGACTCATGCCTCTGCGGCAAACGGACAAGTTTGGATAGGCGCTGTCTTTCTAAAATTAGTTGCAGGCTCTTTTACAGGTCTAGGAGTAGTAGGCCCGAGAATCTACGAATTTCCTGGCGTTTCTCAAACTACAACAGATATACGAAGCACGGTAACTAGCGCTGCACTCCGAACACAACGGACTATAGTATCAAGGACCAACGTAAACGCGGGGACAACTTATGAGCAAATGCGGTTTCTTGTATCTCCATCAGCAACGGCGTGGGACTTCACTTTGCGTTTTGGCCTACCA